TACAATACCAATCCTGGATAATACAAATTAATGTGTCCGCTTACGATTTCTTCTTTAAGTGGAGGAACAGTTATACATAATAGTCCGCCTTCTTTAAGTATAGAAAATATACGTTTGAGAAAATCATTAGGATTAGGTTGATGTTCTAAACAATGAGCACTCCATATAGCATCAAACTGTTTTGTAAATTTAAAATCCTGAAACAATCCTTGGTAGGTTGCTGATTTATGATAGTCGCAAGTTTCTACAATATGTCCTGCTTCTCTAAATCTAATAGCATGAGTTTCGTGTTTGCCACTACCAACATCAAGTATGACTGACCTAGGCGCAAGTAATTCTAAAAATTTAGTTCCGCCTTCCCAAGCATTTGATTGTTTTGTCATGTGTTTGTTTGGTATCATTACGCTTCTTTCTACTGCATTATTTCATTTACATAATTTTTCCAAAAAGGATCTTCACTAATTTTTTGTTTAAAACTTTCTAAAAGTTTTCCATAACGTTTATTACTATCAAGTCTATCTTCTGATAATAAAGATTCATCTACCCTTGTAGGATCATAAAAGAAAACATTTACACTATTACTGCTTAAAGTAAAAAATTTATAACCAATGCTTTCAAAGAAATTTCTATATTTTTTATAACTTACACCGTGCCAAATCTGTTTAGTGTAATTTTTGCAACCGTCGATATAAGGAAAAGATCCTACTTGTTCATAGCCAAACTGTCTGTTTATTTCAGCACAAATTACGCTAGGTCTAAACCCTAATGAAATTAGTTTAGTCATAACTTCATAATCATAACTATCAATATCTAAACTAAAAACATCAACGTTGTTGTCAAATAGTTTAACAATATCTTGACAACTATCTGGTGTAACACGCATTCTATGGAAATCTACATTCATAGGAATTGCTCCTTGTTTTCTCATATCAAAAGCAGTGCATTGATAGTTATGGTTTTGCACTAAATTTTGTGTACAGTTGATAGCAACAGGTAGTGGTGATTTTTTATCACAACCCCAACCTATTTCTACACATTTATTATTAGGTGAAGTTAAGGCTTTAACCATATGTAATATTATACCATCTTCGTCTGATTGACTGTAATGTTTTTCACTGTAAGGCAATTGAAAGTTCATTGTTTCCATGTCCTAAATGTATTAGGTAACTCTTTTAGTTTACCGTGTTTTTTATTTTTCTTTTCTTGTTTATCAAGATCCTTACGTTCTGCACCACTTGTAATCTTTTCAATGTAGTTGTCCATTTTTGGATCTTTCTTTCTAGCACCTTTAAAATGTCTAAAATATTTTCCTAACACAGTTTCTTTTAGCGGACTATGTGCTGTGCGTTGCGGATGAAAATCCACAATCTTTACTCCATTATCTAATGCATCGGTAACACAGTCTGCTAATACATATGCATCATTTGGTTTAGGAAATCTTACATTATCAGTTTTAACTTCTTTTGTAAGGTATATGTTTTCATATCTGTTTACAAACGTTTCTGCGTATGAATGATTTTTATTAAACCAATATATGCCACTATCGGCATGTTGTTTATTAGTTCCTGCCCATTTACCTTTGTGCATAGTTACACCCATGTATGCAACTAGTTCGTCTTCTTTTAGTATGCTGTCTATCCATTCTTTTGTAATAGGTCTATAAGTTACACTATCAGCATCGAGGTATATAATTTGATCTACATCTAGTGTTTTACACGCATGTACCCAACAAAATGCTTTGTATGCAAACCCTCTACTATAATGTGTTCCGATGTAATCTAAATATTCTTTAAGTGGTTGACCACAAGCCTCATATACATCTATTTCTTTTAATTTAGGAGAACTTAAAGGTAACTGCATATCTTCTGTGTAACAATACAAAGGAACATCTTCAGGCCAAAACTGCAAATAAGTTTCTACCATTTTGTTTGCCATTGAATCATAGTAGTCTTGATTAAAGGTTGTAATACAAGCAAATTTACGCATTCTTATCTCCAAAAATTAACGGTTTAAGATGTGCCCAACTTTCTCCAGTAGCATGTTCTCTTTGAGTCCATTGAGTATAGGCAATATCATAACTCCATTGTGTTCTATCTATATTATAATTTAAGTTTTCAATATTCGCCAAATCCGTCTGTCTAATAGGCCAAATCATACTACCATCTTCAAATGCATATGTAGGTATTCCTTCACATATAGATTCAATTGCACTTAAACTGTTATATGTAATTACGCAATGTGCTTTCTTTAGGTCTTGATATAGGCCGTCTGCTTTATTTTCATTTTTTTCATCTGGAAGATAATCTGCTAAACTATCTGTATTTTCACTTACACTAATCTTAAGTTTAGGATACTTGTTTCGTAATTTATTTGATAATTTTGTACCTCTACTCAAGTTTCTTGGATGTGGACGAAGTATAATTGGCCTATCAGTATATTTTGTAACTTGTAAAATTATTTGTTCTGCCCAATCATAAAAACTATTATAATCTTTATACAAATTTAGTAGACTACTATCTCCTTCTTTTTGACCCATTATTATAATAGAATCACCTGGACTGTGCCAATCTTTTAACTGTACACCAGTTGCTTCTTGAAATTTTTTCCATCTATCTCCCGGACTGTTTTCATTTCCAAAAACACCTTCTGTCCATTTGTAACTATACCAACCTAGTCTAGTCCAGTGCATGTGTCTTCGAAAACTTGCAGATTCATTTACAAGATACGGCTTGCCACTGTCGCGAATAAATCTATACATAGGACCTTGCCAGCCATTATCAATTTTAGGTTTTAGAAGATTGGTTTGAATATAAGCATCTGCTTGGTGCGGGATATCAAAAGATTCTATTACTTCGAATTTATCTCCATGCTTTGCTAACCCTTTGGCAAGAGCACCGGACACATTTTTTATTGCTCCTTTTAATGCTACAACGGAGACCATTCTGTACCTGTTTTGTTTGCTGTATTAATCCACAGGTCAGCATAATCTACATCTTGACAGTTTTTAAACCACGGACCGCCTTCAGTGAAATGTATTGCTTTTGGTTTTCCGTCTTGTGGTTCTTTGTACCAACCCTCTAACCAATTCCACTCATGACTAATTGCACCGATTTCAGAATCTTTAAGCCAACTAAATCTGTGCATAAATTTGCCTGTTTCTTTGTTTACCATTTCAGGAATAACTTGTCTATTGCTTGGATGTCCGCAATTCCATAGCACCATTGAACTCCAATTCTTTCTTGGATATAGTGTTTGTTGCTTACCGTCCATCTTTACACCTTCTTTAGGTGTATAGTCATGATGTACACACATGACTGCATATTTGTCGTCACGTTGTGCAAATACTTTATCTACATCTTCTAACCATAAAAAATCACAATCACAAAATAATGCCCAACCTTTATAATTTTGTAGGTAAGGAATTAAAAATCTACTAAATGTAAATTCTGTTGATCCTAATGTATCTTCACCTCTAGTGTAAATGCCTTTTTGTTTTAATTCGTTAAGTTTGAGATAGTTTACTTTAAGTGCTTCTTCTGTAGTATGACGCAGTGAATATTCACATACATCACTTGCAATTTTTTCTCTACTATCGTAACCTATATAGACAGTGTTCATTTGTATTCCTCTCTGCGTTCAATATCCTCTTCAACGCATAATTCTCCGTGTTGTACTTCTAAAATATGACAGGCTTCGTCAAATGGATTATAACCTTGATGCCATACTTCTACACCTATATCATAACCTTTGTGTAACGGTTGCAGTGTTACATCATCTTGTATTCCGTTGTGTTCTGTTTTACATTTACACATGCCTTTCAATACATACCACATTTCTGATCTTTTAAAATGTTTTTGCATTGATAAACTTTTGCCTGGTTCAATAACTAATTCTTTCACTTTAATACCTGTGCCAATAGTGTATAGATCTCTATACCAACCCCATGGTCTTTCTACTTTAGGGTTTTTCCATTCTTGAAGTATCCAACTTGAACTGTTCTTTTTTAAATTGCCGCCAACACCAAATTTGAATTCTACATTAGGATCGTCACCATATGTAAGCATTTCTGGAATGTTTTGATGTGTTCTATCGCCACCGTTTGCAAATATGATTTTATTGTCTAATGAATTTAGACTTTTTGTTTTGAAAATTGCTCCACATGCACTATCGTCTGAATCATCAAAGTCGATAACAGCATCTACCATGTAGAGTCTTTTTACTATTTCAACACGCTCATTAATAGGCATAAATGGTCTGCCTTTTTTGCGTGTGAGCCAAGCATCAGAGTTAAGTCCTACCCAAAGTTCGTCACCTAACTTTTTTGCTTCCTCAAGATAGGCTAAATGACCACTGTGTATAGGATCAAATCCGCCGGTTACAAGTACTATGGTTTTCTGTTTCATAGTACTATTTATGTGCGTATATTATTGTGTGAAAATTATATGGATGCGTCTTCCATTCCTGCTACACGCAGTTTAGTAATGTTTGTGATTTGCCATTGCTTCATGTCAATACCTTTCATAACACCTAACCATTTGTTACGTAGCAGTGCAAACTCGTTGATAATTTTTTCAAAATCAACAACATCTGCTTCGCCGTCAACGTATTTTTCTACGTCACGACTGCTTAATGCTCGTTGATAGTTTTCAAGATATTGTTTAAAGAACTTGCTTCTTGTTCTGCGTAGTTCAATGTTTAGGTATTCTAGAATTGCTTCAATCTCTTGCAGTTGACCAAAACGTTCTTCAACTATTCCAGGCAAGTTTGCGGCTTGCTTTTCCAAGTTGCCAAACAGTTTTGTTTCCTTACGTGCTTCATTTAGTTCACCTTCGTACCAAAGAATTGCGTTTGGAATGTTTGCAATATCTTGAGTAATCCTAGAATACCAATTCATTTAATCCCACTCTTCATCATCACTGCTGTACGGATCTTCGTCCCAGTTATCATCATCTTCGTTTTCACGTTTGCCCTGTAAGTCCTCTACCGCTTCTTCTAAATACGGATCTTCAGCACCTACTGCATATAAAACGTCTTCATCGATTCCGTTGTCCTGGCACCACTTTACGTACTGCATTGCTAATTGTTCTTTATTTGCCTTTGGAACATATTCACTAAAAATATCCCAAAGGTCAATTAGTTGATCTTCACTCATCTCCGTCACTTGATTTTTCCTCGTTAGTAGTATTAGATGCTTCTGCTTCTGTCGCTTCTACAGCATCTTCGTACTTATGCCTAATCTTGGAAAAGTCCTCCATAATGATTTGTAATTGATCACCTGTCCAATCTTTACGATAGTGCAGGATTTCTTCATTACGGCTGTTTACGAATTTAAGTCTATTGCCTTGTTGTGTTAGAATACCTTGTTTTTCAAACAAGTCTACTAGTCCACTGTAAGGATCCATACCAGTTTCATATGGAATCTTAACCTGTACGCCTTCAAAAGGTTTTGCGTAACGTGTTTTCATAACCTTACAAGCGGCTCTGATACCACGTACATCTGTTACCTTTTTACCGTCTTCATCTTCTTTTAGTTTCAACTTTTTCATTGCTACTACAATAGATGAAGCATACACAAAACCTTGTCCTCCACTGATTTTATCATCAGGATCAAACATATCTTGTGATGCGTATGTGTGGTTAGTACATACCATACCTACATTGTAACTACCAAACATGTTTACACAGTTACGTACAAGTGCTGTAAGTGCTTTAGGTTTTCTACCCATGTCACCTTTTAAATCACCTTTACCAAACTGATCAACATCTGTTGGAGTTAACAACATACCTAGCGAGTCAATAACAAACAGCACTTTTGGTCTGTCTGCTGTATCTACAGCATCATAGTCTGATCTGTAGTCTTTCATAAACTCACTAATAGTTTTTGCTACGTCATCAATCATACTCATTGACAAACGTAGAAGTTTACTTTCGTCAGTATCAACACCTAGTGCTTGTAACCACTTTTCATCAAGTGCATTTTCAGAGTCAATTAGAACTACAAAAATGCCTTGCTCTTGTGCGGCCTTTACAATGTTACCTGAAGCAAAGTAAGATTTACCTGCGCCGGATTCGCCAGCAAACACTGTAACCTTACCAAGGGGAATTCCTTTATGGAAGTCCCCAGAGATAAGATGATTTAGTGCGTAATTGCCAGTCGAAACCCAGTCAGTTGGATCGTTAAAACCCATACCTAGACCTGTAATGCTCTTGGTAAGGTTCTTACGAAATTTACTAACGTCGAATGGTTTCGCCATGATTACTCCTTATTGTTGACGGTTACGAATCATTGCTAAAATATCATTAGCACGTTCGCTACTTGGTTTGTCTTCGTTTGCACTTGCAGTAGTTGCCGCTGGAGCAGGTTGTGCTACAGTTTCTGCTACTGGTTCTGGTGCAGGAGTTGGAGCGGGTGTCGCCGCAGGAGCAGTAGTAGTTGCACTCTTGCTCTTGTTTGGATCACCAGTTGGAGCACTCATGCCTGGAGCACGAAAGTACTGTCCAAAACGCTCTGGATCATATGCTTCACCATCAACAGATGCTTCGAACATTTCTTGGATAACTTTAACTTCGACATCACTTGGCTTCTTGGGTAAGAAGTCATTAAGGTTATGCAATCCATGTGTGTCAATTGCCGCTTTTTCTTCATCAGTGATAGCACGTTCTCTACGTGACCATTGTGATGTTGAATAGTCTGCATATCCACCTTTAGATGTTTTCTTAATTCTAAAGTCTACACCTCTTACATAATCTGTAGGAAGTTCTTCCATTTCAGGATCCATTAATGCACCCTTAATAATTTGGAAGATTTGTGGACCAATAATAAAACGTCTAATTGGATTGTCTGGAGTTGTATCCTCACTAATCGGATTATCTGCTACAAAACCTTGGAAGATATAACTTCTTTTCTTCCAATATTTTCTACCTTGATCTTCCAATG